AGGTTAAATTCCCGAACGAAATCGTAACCTTTAAATTAGTATAATCATGGCTTGTTTACTATCAACTGGATTTACCCTTGACTGTCGTGATAGTATCGGGGGCGTAGACGAAGTTTACATCGGAGAGTTAGAGTATTTAAACACTGCTACTTTTGCAAGTTCAGCAGGTGCGGTAACTGTAATGGCAATGACGGGTGGCAAAAAGTTCTACAAGTATGAACTTCGCAGAAACACGGCAGAAGCTAAAGCGGACAACGCAGGTGAGGTTACTTCAGGAAGCGGTTACATTATGCAGTCGGTTGAATTTTCTTTAGATAAGTTCGACGTTGCTAAACGTAACGAGATTAGAGTTCTTGCTCAAAAGCCTTTGATGTTTATCGTTAAAGACAAAAATGGTTTGTTCAGCTTGTATGGCTCTGAGAATGGTCTTGACCTTTCAACAGGAACTGCAGGAACTGGCAAAGCGGCATCTGACCTTAACGGTTTTGTGTTAACTTTCACAGGCGAAGAAAAGACTTATCCTTTGGGCGTGTCTCAAGCGATAGTTACTTCTTTGATTTAATCAATTATATATAATTAAAGGGAGGCTTAACGGCTTCCCTTTTTTTTTGTACTTATTTAAGTTTTAAATATTATATAAGTAATGATAAGACTTAATTTAGGAAGTAATGTAGTTGTTTTGACTTTATCTGAAAAGGTAACCATTGCAACGCCTAAGTTTCTTTTTGAATTTATTAATAATCAAACTCAGCAAAAGTATTATTGTATCTCAGCTGATACGAGCCTCTACACGGATAGATATAATAAGTTTAACATTATAGTTAAAACTACAACTCCGAGTCCTTTAATTGGCGAGATACAAATACCTTTAGGTGATGAATACACTTACAATGTTTATGAGCAAGTGAGTTCAACAAATTTAGTGCCTACGGGTTTGACGGTGGTTGAAAATGGACTAATGACCTACGATAAGACGATGACTTCACGGATTCAAAACGAATCAACCTTAACACGCAAAGCCTATGAGCCAAACTAATAACTATTCATTCAGCAAATTTCCTTTATATGCGAATGAAACGCCCATTTTTCGCAAACAACCTAACATGGTTTATGTGCCTTATGGAAAGAACAATGATTATTCAGATTACCTTTCGTATCTTTATAACAATTCGGGAATACACGGAGCGATTATAAAAGGTAAGGCAACTTATATTTTTGGTAAAGGTTTTAAAATTAGAGCCGATTGGAACGGGGATAAGATAGCTTTAGAAAAGACTTTAAACTCAATCAACAATTCTCAGACTGCGGATGAATTAGCAAGAAAGAAAATCTTTGAACGTACTCTTTATGGCGGATGTGCTTACTTAATTGAATGGGATGTTTTTGGGAACATGAAAAGTGTCAAGCTTCAACCATTTAACACGATTAGAACTTGTGTTGATAAGTCAGAGTTTTACATTAGTAAAGAATGGACAAGAGAACAATCGACTAATAGTAAATGGAAGAAGTCAAACGGTCGCTTACCTGATGACACTGTTACATTACCAGCGTTTAACCCGTTAAAAAGAGAGGGCAAACAAATCCTTTATTTAATAGACGATAACCCTGCGAGTGATATATACCCATTGCCTGAGTATAATAGCGGTGCTACACCGATTGAAACGGACATTGAGTGCAACTTCTTTCAGTTAAACAATGTTAAAACGGGATTTAGTGCGGGAACAATGGTCACTTTCTTTAACGGAACGGCAATTAATGACGAAGAGCAAATTGAAATTGAACACGCATTTAAAAGTAAGGCAAGTGGAACGGACAACGCAGGGGAAATACTTTTAAACTTTCAGAATCCAAACACAACCGCTCCGACAATTAGTCCTTTGCGTTCTAATGACTTGGATAAACAGTACGAGCAGTTAAGCAAGGATACGATAAATAAGATTCTTTATTCACATCGTGTAAGTAACGGTTTACTTTTTGGAATTAAAACTCCAGGCGAATTGGGTGGCGGTAGGTCAGAGTTTGATTTGTCTTGGGAGCATTTTTCTAACACTTATGTGAAGCCAAAACAACAAGAAGAGGAGGAGGACATGAACTATATCCTTTCTTTGTACGGTTACATCGGCAACCCCGTTGAATTAACAACTTTAGACCCTATTGGAATAGAGTTGACCTCAGAAGTAATAAGCAGAACAATAGATGCTGATTCATTTGCTGACATGGTTTATATGCGTTTAGGAATTGAAAAGCCAAACCTTGTTAAAAAGGATGACATCTTAACTATTATCAATTCAAATCCTATCATTGCACCGAAGATTCTTGAAAGTTTAACAACTAACGAAATTAGGCAATTAATAAGCTTACCTGCAATTTTGGGGGGCGATGCTTTGAAAACGAGCGCATTCAGTCAAGAAGAAGATTTTATCTTGGCAAAGTTTTTAGAAATTGGCGAACCTGCAGAGAATTACACGATAGTAAAATCTTGTTTTGTTTACTCTGATTCTGAGAATTTTGCAAAGGAAGATGACGATAAATTAATTGAGGCGATAAAGAAAAACAAGAAGATTAAAATCTCTGACTTGGCTAAAAAATTAGGACTAAGCGAAAGTGAAATTTACAAAAGTTTAGAACGCTTAAATAAGTCAAATACTTTATTAGTAGACTACACGGAAACTAACGGAGAGATAAGCATAACTCCTAAAGAGATACAAGAGCCACCGACTCAAGAGGTGGGATTGGAAACTAAATGGAGATACACAACTAATTTAAGCCCTAAACTTTTAGATACAAGCAGAGATTTTTGTATTAAACTTATAGAAGCTAATCAATTATATTCAAGAGCACAAATAGATGCAATGCAAAATGAAGCAAGTACAAGAGGTTATAATGATGATGTATTTAAATACAAGGGAGGGTGGCAGACTATTAAAGGGACAGTCACTCATATTCCTAGTTGTCGCCATTTTTGGGAGGCTGTGTTAGTTAAAAAGAATAAATAAAATGAGTTTAAAACCACTTTTCGTAAGCACCGCAACCATAAAAAAATATGGTGTAATAGAGAACAATGTCGATGACAAGTTAATTGCACAAACTATTATAATGGTGCAAGATTTACAACTGCAACAAATATTAGGCAGTGACCTTTACAATGAAATTGCAAACCAAATAAACGCATCTACTCTAACGGGCTTGAATCAAACTTTGTTAGATGAATACATTAGAGACTTTATTATTAATGCAACCATTGCTGATGGGGCAATTATATTTAATTACCGTTTCTCTAATAAAGGCGTAGTAACACAAAATAGCGACAACCAACAACCAGTAAGTCAAAGAGAGCTTGAATTGATTGAACAAAAATGGGGCAGGATGGCTGAGTTTTACGGCAAAAGACTAAGCGGTTATTTAGCTGAGAACTCGAATATTTACCCTCTATGGATGTCAGGCAATAATAAACTACAAGACATTCAATCAAGAGAATTAGGATATAGCACAGGTTTCTTTTTAGGCAGGTCAAGACGAACAACAACAAACAATGAGCGAAAATACTACCCATACTGTAAAGATTGCTAACAAAAAAATCACAAAAAAGAACTTGCAGAAGTTGATGATTTACATTGAAAAGAAAAAATGATAACTAAGAATACGTTATACCAATACTTCAAGGACTTTGCGGATAATCATTTGCAAATAAAAGACTATGGCTATGGAGACCTATGGGAAATTAGTTCGTCTCAGGCTACGCAATACCCTTTATTTTGGGTTAGTCCGCAACCCTCTAATATTTCAGGGAACGATATAATTTACAATTTTAATATTTTAATAGGAGATAGGGTTGAAGACGGAGAAGGTAACAAAGTAGAAATTGAATCGGATACTTTTCAAATTGGTTTAGACTTGTTTGCAACTCTTAATCTTCACACCGAATTGGACTTAGACAAGACTTCAACATTTACCCCATTCGTACACGATTTTAAAGATAAAATAGCAGGACATTTAATTACATTGAGCGTATCAGCTCCTTTCAATTATGATGAATGCGCAATACCACAACTATAAAAAAAATAAAAAAATAATATTATGACAAGTTTAGAAAGAATTTCAGGCGCAGTAGGAAGTCAATTAGTAACTGGCACTTCCACAGTAACAAGAGTATTCAGCGCTTTAAGCATCAACGCTGATGCGGTAATAGCCGAGATTTACTATGACAACGATTTAGTTACAAACCAAGTAACGGCATTAGGGATTAACGCCCAAACATTGAGCGCAGGTTCTATTATGTTCTGCAAAAACGATGTGCAATTTGGTGCAATTAAATTAACCTCAGGCTCGGTTTTTATCCACTAATTATGTTAACTGTTGGACTAAATTTAAAGCCAAGAGTTAAGAAAGGTTTTGACTCAGACGCTCAAGCATTCTTTACAAGAGTGACGGTTGCAGGTGGAACACTTTCAGCAACGGAAAAACTTGCGACTAATCAACTTGTTTTAGATTTAAAGAGTGCAGGTATATGGACTTCAATGAAGGCTATCTACCCAATGGTCGGTGCGAGTGCTTCAGCGTGTGCGCAGAATCTTAAAAGTTCAAGTTTTACGGGGACATTTTCGAGTGGGTGGACATTTGCAAGCACTGGTGTAACTCCTAACGGAACGAGTGCTTATTTTGATACTGCATTAAATACATTAACAAATTTAACAACTACAAGCACCCATTTAAGTATTTATGTAAGAAACAATATTTTGAATGCAGAATACGATCTTGCAAACGCAAGTAACATAGGTTTAACGACAGATCCAACTTATATAATTACTCGTTATAGTGGAAATTTAACCTTTGGTGGAATTGCAGATACAACTTATGGCACAAATACTGCAAGTACAGATTCTAGAGGTTTTAGTTCAGTTGCTACAAATGGTACAAGATTGCAAAATTTATATAAAAATGGTATTTCAATTGTTAATAGTACTGGCTCTGGAAGTTTTGCAAATAACAATTTGTATTTAGGCGCAGCAAATGGGGGTGGTACAGCATTATATTTTTCAACAAAACAATACGCATTTTGTAGTATAGGTAACGGATTAAATGCTACAAATCAATCAAATTTTTACACAGCAGTCCAAACATTTAATCAAACTTTATCACGTCAAGTAGGCGCACAAATAGTAAGTGATGCAGATGCACAAGCATATATAAATAGAGTTTATGCAGCAGGTGGAACATTAACCAATACAGAAGCAACGGCAGTTAATCAATTAACAATTGATATGAAAGCTTCAAATGTATGGACATCTATGAAAGCAATTTATCCTATGATAGGTAGTTCAGCAGCAGCTTGCGCACAAAACTTAAAGAGCAGTTCATTTACTGGCACATTTAGTTCGGGTTGGACATTTGCGAGTACGGGTGTTACGCCAAACGGAACAAGTGCGTATTTTAATACAACATTAATTCCAAGCACAAGTTTATCGGTAAATTCAACACATCAAAGTTTATATTTAAACACAAATAATGTTGCTACAAGTGCAGACCCAGTTGATATGGGTTCTTTTAATTCAAGCACACAAAGAATAACTTTAGTACAATCAAGTTTAGCGGCTTTATCATTTGCATCTGCTAATTTAGCAACTTTAATCTCAACAACTCAAGCAACAAGACAAGGTTTTGGTATTACATCAAAAACAAGTGCAACATTAACAACATTGTACAAAAATGGCATTAGTGTAGCAACTGGAAATAGTGGAGGAACTTTGCCAAGTTTTAATGTCTATATTGGTAATTTAAATTTTATTAACACACCTTATGCAAGTGGATATACTAATAATAAAATAGCTTTTTCTTCTATAGGAGATAGCTTAGACAATACTCAAGCATCAGCTCTATATACCAATGTTCAAACATTTAACACAACATTAAATAGAAATGTCTAGGTAATATGCTTACACTGTTGTATATTTGTGTTATGGGAAATAGATGGTCTACAATGAAACCACTAGATGCTAACTATATTGTAAGCAACTATGGTAAAAAAACGGTACAACAAATCGCAACAGATTTAAACGCAACTACTGATAGAGTACGTAGAGTATTAAAAATGCAAGGCGTACAAATGATGGGAAAATCTGCAATGTATGCTAATATTAAACAATTAAAGTTTGATTATGAGGATGCGTTATGTGAGGATTATAAAAATGGATTAGTCCAAAATGATTTATCTAAAAAATACAATATTGGTGCAGAAAAAGTTAGATTTTTATTGGATAGAAATAGCGTTGATAGATTAAAGGGGAAAGGTGCGTTTATGACAAAAGCGTGGGCAAATGGGAAACGTCAACCAAGAAACTGCAATAAGGGTGGAACACAAGACATTCATAATGCTTTGTATGGTAGATGGAAAGCAAATGCTAAATCAAGAAATTATCCTTTTAATGTAACTATTGAATACTTGCAAAGAGTTTTGGAATCTCAAAACTACAAATGTGCATTAACTAGCAGTGATTTACTATGCCCAAAAACATACAACGAAAAGCGTGAAATGACATCTAATCCTTATTTATTGTCTTTGGATAGAATACAAAATGATTTAGGATATGAAGAATGTAATGTTCAATTTGTTTGTGTATGGGCAAACAAAGCAAGAGGCAGTTATGACAATGAAATATTTAAACAAATAATAAATAATCTTAAAATAAAATGAAAGGATATCAATTAACAATCGAACAAAAAGAATCAATTCAAGGAGTGGAATATACTCCCTACCAATTTTTTAACTGTGTCCAAGACATCAACAATGTATGGTTTACTTTTTTGTCAGACTCTGACATTGTAGCAATTACCGACTCTGAATGGTCTTGGATATTAGATTGTCCATTAGTAGAGTATGTTCCACCAACGCCACCGCCATTCCCTAACGAATAATTTATTTAATTACTCCGATACCATATGAAACACATGAACGATAACATAGCTGACCTACTCCTTACCACAAGTTTTCTTGGCACGATTGCCCATTACTCGTCACTTATGCAACCTATCGTGAGTTTACTCGCTGGACTAATTGCAATTGTATCAG